TCTATCTCTAGCAATAGACTTCTCGTGTTCAAGATCGGTACCCTTACTCCACTTTGAGATAGTCTGCATATCCATCTCATCCCCAACAGATACCACCTCATCAGGTTTATATTTCTTTATGAAATTAGACAGTGCTGAGACTGCCTTCCTATCGTGGTACGGTACCTGTAAGTCAGATACGCAGACTATAACCTTCATTTGTCCCACTTTCCTCTGAGTACTAGCAACCCTATGATTGCATAGTTTGCCATATCCTTGAAGGAATCTTCAATGGACTCGTGCTCTGGGTTCTTACCGCTATCAACTAAATTATTTATGCGTGCTAACTTATCGTGCATACGCACACGCAGTCCATTGATGGCACCACCAGGTGCATCAGCAATATTCTTTGGGCCGTAATCCTTATGTTTAGTTAACAATAGATCTAATAGTTCTTGGTATGTTGCTCCAACTGCTGACTCAAAAGAGGTACTGTCAGGGTAACTACGAGTCTCCCATCCATCTTCTGTACTTGACTTATATGGAAACCTTGTTCCTCCAAGTGGATTATAATCTGCCATTCTTCACTTCCCCTCTTCCAGTAATTGCTTGAGTTCATTATCTATTTCCATCATCTGCGATTCGATTATCATTTCCTCTACTATATCTTTGATTGCTTCGGGCTGTGTCTCTGCCGTAAACAATGTCATATATGTAGACTGGGTTATAGTCTTGATCTGATCTGGTTTGTCTGCATATTTATACAGGCACCTAAGCAATGAACCTATCATTAACCTAGCCCCATTGGGTAATACTAGTGCGGGATCAAACTCATCATCATCTTCTAGCAAATGATCTGTTGCCTCAAACACATTAGCAAATCTCTCACCGCATTCAGGGCAAGGCGGTATACTTCTATCCATTTAATCCAGCCCTCTCTCTAATGTAATCAGAACCATACTTTACATATGCACTGTTCACATCTTCTCCGTCTGGCAATTGCACGACTGTGACTGGCAACTCCCTTGCGAGATAGTTGTGTTGGCATTCCTTGCGTCGGCGTACCTGGTGCTAACAGTTGGAAGAAACATTATACATCTTGGTCTCAGCCCCAGTCATACCCATATACTTAGGTTCAACTGCTGGGTTAAGAGATCTAAATCTTAAATCAACTACACCACTCTTCGTAATATAAGGGATAGATAGCCTGCCAGTAAATGATTCGTGTCCTATCTCAGGTTCCACGACTACGCCGAATCGCGCCAGACGTGCTGCTTCCATTGATATACCCCTGCTTCGCAGGTAATCTTCTGCCTGATAAATGTTTGCCGCGTACTTCTGAACTGCCTGTCCCAGTAATTCTTTCTGCGATTGACTTTGCTTCACGTATATCTACCCTTTCTTGCTGTGCGACAATTTGTAAACTGTTACCTTGGACTCCGCAGGCGAAGCATATGTATATGTTATCGTCGAGATTAGCACTTCCTGATTGGTGAGTGTCGGAGTGGAAAGGGCATTTGAGATTAACCTGCCCGTGTCCTTGTCGGACTTGTGCTCCGTAGTGTATAAGTATTTCTCTGATACTTGGTAAGTCATTTGCCTGCCCTCTTAGTCCATTGTTCAAAATCTTCCACCACCCAAGCCTTGTCTATTCCTGCCTGTCTACGTTTAACTATAACAAATTTATATGGTACTTCTTTTAATCCTCTAGCCTTAGCATAATTCTCTGCCTCAACCTCTGCCTCACGCCAGAACTGTGGTAAGTCTAACTTTTTTGTTGCCTTTAACTCTAGTATGTTTGCTGCTCCATCTAAGAAAGCAACAACATCACCCTCATCTTTAGCACCAGCCTTGGTTAATCTCTCAGCCAGTATATCCTTGGAGCGTAGCCACTTAACTACACTAGTCTCAAAGGTAGCACCTTTGCGCTTACCGTATGCACTCATTCGCACTCCAAGCAATAATTATATACACGAATGTTTGGTATATACATCACGAACTGTCTGCCACAATGAAAACAATTAACAGATGTCCATTCATTATCTACAAAGTAAAATGGATTTCTAATTCTTAGTTTCTTACTCACGCCAATCCACCTTAGGATACTTAGTAAAGTTAACAAAGAAAAATAAGAAATCAAATCTGTTTACCCAAGCAACTACTTGGGCTGAATATCCTATCTCCAGATCTAAGATAGGATATCTTTCATAGCCTACACCAAAACAATGGATAGTATTAAGCCCAATAGTAACAGATCTTCTACCTATATCTTTGGTGGGCATATCAATGGTTCTCTGGAATATCGTCAACAAACATATACTCAGGGTTGAATGCAATCCAAGTCATTAGTCCTCCACCTGCGTCTGCTCTGCCATATCTATTCTTAACTGGAGCAACACCCATTGAAGTTCCGACAACACCAAGTGTACATATAAGCGCTGGAAGTTGTGCCACTTTACCCTGGATAGCAGAGCGTGGCTGACACGGAGACCCAAGCACAGCCTCACTAGTGTGATGAAGAACGACAACAGCCGAATTAGTAGCACGAGCAAGATACTTTAACTCCTTCATAATCGCTCTCATTGAAGCGAACTCTTCGCCACCATCTGTGGCTACATCCATTAAGTTATCTACTATGATAAGTGTAGGAGAACAACCCCATAGTTCTTCAAAGGCTTGAACTTCCTCATCAATATCTTGTAGTGTTGGTGCTGATTCAAATGACCAGACTATATGGCTACTCTTAGATAGAGTAGCCTTAGTCCAACCAACATCAGTATGTAGCATCCCCTCTACATCTGTTTGGTTTTTTCCCGAAATCATAGACGCTAATCGCATAGCCATAGTATGTGCATTAGTATCGGCTGAGATATAAAGTGTTGGCACTTTCATCTTCAACGCTAACGCTAGTGCTAGTGTAGACTTTCCCACTCCTGGTGCTGCTGCGAACATAGAAACTTCAGAGCGACGGATGATGATCTTATTTGATTCGAATGCCTTAAAGCAAGATGGTAATGGTTCCCCACCAATACTGGCACGACCAACTGATCTGACAAGTGTACGCATCCTAGTTCCTTTCTAGTTCCGAAAAAAGATTTGTGCCAGTCTTTTAGTTTACTGGTTTGCATTGGTCAGGTGTTCCTTGTGGTGAAGGACAAGACCAGAATGCATATGGTTTACCGCTTGCTTTACTGATTCCCTCTCGCCATATACGGGCTCCGTGTTTGCATACGGGTGACGCTGTACCTGACGCTGCTGAGACTGGGGTTGGAGCGGAGTAACTCGAGGGCCTTGTGCTTGTAGTGGAACTCGATGTCGAGGACGGGTTTAGAGCGTATGAACCTACGATCTTTTGCTGAGTAGCAGCAATCTGTGTAGAGTAATCTCCTACGCCTTCTAACAATACTGATAGTTCATCAGCAGTATTAGCACGTACGTTTATCATATCACCTGATGGTGTCTTATAGGAAACCTGTAGTTTCCAGTCTTCATTTGCCATTGTTACCTCATTTCTTCGAAGTGAATTGACAGTACTCTGTTAACCCACAACGATTGCAGTTATTTGTATTAGGAATAAATATACCAGCCTTACGTGCTTTATCAAAGGCACGTACTAGGTACTCAAGTTTCTCTTCAGTGTAATCACTAAGGTCTACCATAGCAGATGTACCCTCTTGTCTTGCCATCCAGTATGCACCATACTTAACATCTATACCTAAGACTTGTTTAAGTCCTAACTTATAGAATCCAAGTTGTAAGGTACTAGTTGGGGTTTGTTGTGAAGTCTTGAGGTCAACCACGACTAACTCACCATTGACTTCAAACACTCTATCGAGAACCATCTTCACTGGTACGTCAGCAAAGACTGGAGTTAACCCCAACTCTACGGCGGGTGCGCCTTCAGGAGTGTGCCAAATCTTCCAATCGGTATTGGCTTTCCGCCAATCAATATATGCCTGAACCCATTCAGGTCCTGTGTGCTGCCAGAAATCTACATTCTCCCTATTAGGAAATGCTTTAGATGTTCTACCACCAACACGAGCAAAGGTTAAGTCAACGCCTTCTGCTTCTTTAGTCCAAGCCTTATCCCATAAACTTTGAGCGGTGCTCACGTAGTGCCTCCTTAAGTACTAATT